GACAAGCCTGTCTGTATCATGTATTGACAGGCCAATCGCTTACGCATACGCCATAGGTCTTTAGTAGTACGCCCTGTCATTGACGCTAGCATATGAATGAGCAGTCTCAGACGCTCCCTGTGTTTGTTAGTGAAGCCTTCCCGCGCTTGCCTGCTAGCTTCCACGGGTAAATCTAGTCCCGCCGCTGCATCCCTCACGCCCTGCTCATATGACGTGGGTATATAGTCGTATTGATCGTATTTAGCCTCGCCCACGTTAGCGATGTTACGGCGGGCAGCGAATGCATCACGCCGGATATGATTAGGCCCGATAGCCTGTCCCTTAGACGCTGACACATGGTCAATCATGCCGCCACCTATCCGGGCCTTCTGCCTGCGCTGCCTGCGCATTTTTGCATACATACCCGGATCGGCTCGTAACTTGCGCTTACGCTCGCTGGTATCTACTGTTTTTTTGCTCATTCGCAATACTCCCTTAACATCTGATAGTACATTATTAAATCTGCAATGTTTTGCATCGCTTCCAAGAAACTGTCACCGAACCCGTATTGAATACTATCGCCTACAATAGCCGATATAGTCCAACTATCTATAGTAGTAGGCGAATGTTCCGCGTGGAACACTAGATTTACTTTCATACTCACAATCTAGGCTCCTGACTTTATGACGCGCTTATCGGATATACCGCATACCCTGTCTTCAAAAGATAGGATATAGGAGAAACTACCCGGCTGTATTTCATACTCGGCAATTGTTAACACTTGATAACCGTTCGCAATTGTTACGGCCCGCTCAGTCACTTCGGCGGGCAGATTGTTGGGGTACAGATTCTTACTCATGCTGTTAACTCCACATCAATAATAGACTTATACATGGCTTGGCTAGCTAGTGCTGGCGTCAAGCCGCTACCTATGGCCTGATATGCATACTCACCGTATGTATATACGTCACAAGTTGCATACCACAAACCTTTATAAAAAAACATATCTTTATTACGATAATGCATAATGGTCTCCGGCTATTGATAGGACAGGCTTAATAGCCTGCCCATTCTTTCAATGCTATATAGGAATCAAATTTCCTGTTAGGTTCGCCGGGAAATTCATCCCTTACAACAACTGTGTATTCATCCCGACCTAACAGGTTGCTATCGTTTTTGTTCCATATGGAACATATAAACCAGTCATGCGTTGATGCCCATTCAACCTGATTTGATGTCATAGCGTTTTCCTCTTGATGCTTAGATAAGGCAATAAATTTTCTCAATACCGGGGCGAACAATAGCAAAGATAAGGGCAGCGTAGTGTTGTTTATATGTTACAATATGTAAAGATATGTAACAGGTGATAAAGATTCTCATTCTCGCTTGTCCTAGGACAGATGGTCCTCATATATTGCGGAATTGCCCTTTATATGCACGCATAATGCACGAAAATGGTATTGATAATCGTTCTCAAGTGGGAAAAAGGGCAATGGGTTTGACCCATCTTTCTCTTGGTACGAACGTACTAGGAAGCTGCAACCTGGCACGGGCGTGCTAGCTGGGCGGGGCCGGGGGGAGGGGCCCTGCTTGTGTGGTGCATTCAACCCCTCAAAAATAGCTAGGAAAAATTATAACCTCCCAAGTTTTACAATTAATTTAATTATTTTACAATTATTTTTAAAAACTTGGGAACTTTTCCTATTTTTTGTTGTCTAAGAGTCTATATGTTTAATTAGGTAATTAGTATAATAGTAAATAGGTAAGTAATATGTTTAAGTTCCTTAAAGGATTAATTACTAAGAAGTTAGTGAAAGCAGTAGTACGTACAGTAAGTAAGGGCAATCCTTATGCTCTTGCAGCTGTAGAATTGTACAGTTTAGTAGATATCCTGGTAGAGAAAGAAGAGAAGAAAGAGATCAAGACTGGGATTAAACAGGATAAGAGAAAGAAGAATTAAAACTGATACATGGAGAACTATCTGATGAATACAGTAAGAGAAACTGACAAAGATCTTAGAGAGATGGAAAGGAAAGTAATGGCTCACCGATATCTCTATTACATAGAGTGTGATCCAGTTATTACTGATTTTCAATATGATCAACTTCAAAGAGAGTTTGACAAGGTAGGTAACCCTAATTCTCCAGCTGTACAGGTAGGCTCTGATCTTTCTTCAGACTATTCTGCAGATGAAATAGAATTGGCCATGTATTATGCCAGATAAGAAATATAAAATTAAGCCAGCTCCTAAGGGCCAAGTAGATAAATACCAAGGACAGAAGTCTAAGGCTATTAAGCGCTTAGCTAGTCATGGTAAAGCTGCTACTATACGTAGCTTCAAGCCCCAAGAGGGTAAGCTAGGTAAGTCTCCTAAGCAGGCTAAGATGCCCTCTTTGCAGCGTAGTACTGCAGATCCTCGTAAACCCCTTAAGTCTAGTAAGTACAGGTTTTAAGCATGTCTCAATTAAATGATCTCTGGGTAACATACCTCCAAGGCCTAGGCTACACTGGTAAGAACTACAATGATCTTCTCCAGCGTGCCTTACGGTTCTATGGATCTTCTCAGCGTAAGAACCTTAATGATCTCTGGAAAGAGTATCTTACAGAGAGAGGGTATACTGGTAGTGTGCCTGACATGCAGTACAAGTGGTTAGGCGATAAAGGCTATACCGGTAATCTCAATGATAGATTTGTTGCAGCTCTAGAAGCTAATGACTTATTTACTACCCCGTAATAAAGGAAAGTATTAATGGGTAAACTATATACACCTACCCCAATCAGTAACATCTACAGTTCAGTTAATACTATTAACCAGAACTGGGATGACATTGCAGATGCACTAGATCTAACTCTGGCTAGAGACGGTAGTACTCCTAATCAGATGGAAGATAGCATCGACATGAACTCCAACGATATCCTCAATGCTGGGGCAATCTATATGGATCAGCTGTTTGTTGATGGTGCTCGGATCCCTTCTCTGCAAGAGATTGGGGAGACCTATGCTGATATGCTCATAGCTCTTGCAGCTGGGGAAGCCGCCCAAGCAGCAGCTGAGGCTGCACAAGCTGGAGCGGAGACAGCAGAGACTAATGCTGAGACAGCTCAAACAGCGGCTGAAACGGCACAGGCTGCAGCTGAGTTAGCAGAGACTAACGCCGAAGCATCGGAGACAGCTGCAGCTTTGTCAGAGAGTAATGCAGCAGCGTCTGAAAGTGCAGCTAGTTCATCCGCTAGCAACGCTGCATCTTCTGAAAGCAATGCAGCCACTAGTGAAACCAATGCTGCAGCTTCAGAGTCAGCAGCTGCTACTAGTGAGACTAACGCAGCTTCTTCTGCAGACCTTGCTGAAGACTGGGCTATCACTCCTGAAGATACTGAAGTGCCTGGTAATCCTGGTGAATTCTCATCTCTCCATTGGGCAGCTAAAGCTCAGCAGGCAGCCGGCAGCTCTAACCTTCCTCTGATTACTAGCGGTGATGCGGGTAAAGTAGCTAGGGTGAATGATGCTGAAACAGATTATGAATTAGTAGATTTCTATAATCCTCCGGCTACAGGGTTTGTTAGTGCAGGTTCTACTGAATATGTAACAGAGAATGCTGGGGGTACAGCTAGTTATCTTGATTTAACAAGTGTTATCTCTTTTGGAACTACGGTTAGTGTGGGTCCAACTGGATCAGGAGCAGACTATATTACCGGTTTTCTGAATAATATTCCGACTGGAGCTAAGGCCGCTATATTTTCTGTAAGGCTAAGAACTATCCCCGCAGCTACAGGCGCTACATATGTAACAATTAGTATGAGTTCTGAAACTTCCGATATTACTTCAGCTCCCTGTGCTAGTTTTGAACATTTTGCAGAAGCTAGTCAAGTTGGAGAAGAGTTTGAGAGTCAAGGCTATAGAGTGGTAGTTCCTCTAGATTCTAATAGAACGTTCAACGCCAGATGGTGGCAACTAAACAATGACACAGGTAATAGTTGGTTTGGTGCAGCTTTAGCTTTGGTAGGGTACAGGTATTAATCATGGGTAAACTATTTACACCACAGAATCTTAACTCAGGGTTCAATAGCAACGCCAGTCTCATAGCAAACTTCGATGCGATTGAAGATGCGTTTGATAAGACGCTCTCTCGTACAGGAGAGACTCCAAATCAAATGGAAGCTGATTTGGATATGAATGGTAAGACTATCTTCAATGCTACCGAGATTGATGTTGATACTCTAGTCACTAAAGTTATCTCTGTTAATGGTGGGGAGATTCCTAATCTTGAAGAGCTGGAGTTCTTAGTAGAATCTCTTACCCCAGATTCAAAAGAGATTTCTGGAACCTATACCTTGAGAAGTGACGACAAGTTTAGAACTCTTATAGCTACAGCTACCACAGAGATCACTATCCCCAACACTGCAGGTATTGAGATTGGTTGGTATTGTCATGTACAGAAAGCTACTACAGGTAACGTAACATTCACTCCAGCTACAGGTGAAACTATTCAAGCAGTAGACAATTCCAATGAGATTTTGGAACAATGGGGTTGGGTTTCAGTTATTAAATTATCAGATCATACTTGGGGCTTAGTAGGGAATCTGGCATAATGTTGTGGTCTAAGATAGGTATTGATTCTAGACGTAAGTATTATCTTAGTGAGTTATACCCTGTAGCCCCTGAGATTCAAGAATACAATACAGATCTAGAAATCAAGCAAATAGAGTTAAAACTTGTACCTACAGGTGAAGCTTTAGAACACTATAACACATCTCTTTCTGTACAAGAAATTGATTTCAGAGATGTTCGAAAAGATGTTAATACACCTGTAGAAGAGTACAACACCTCTTTACAAATTAATTCTATAGTTTTAGATAGTATTCTTGTAGATGCTATGCCCCCTATAGAAGAATACAATACCTCTTTAACTATACAAACTCTAAATTATATGCCTGATAAAGGTATTACAGGTATACCCCCTGTAGAAGAATATAATACTTCTCTTACAATTTCAAACATCTCTTTGGAGTTAGCGTAATAATGAATAATAAAGCAACTTTAAATTTAAACTATTCCGGCCGTTTTAAAGCCGAAGTCCTAAAAGACAACGAAGTAGTTCGAGAGTCTTGCTGGTCGGATAATGTTATTGTTAATAATTTCCTTAATAACGTCGCTTCAGATTCAGGCAATACTGGTGGTCTTAGTAGTGTAGCTGTAGGAACAGGTACCTCAGAGCCTTCTGTAACAGACACTTCGTTAGACAATCAAGTAGCTACCACTAGCAACGATGTCAGTAATAATGAAATCAATCAGATAACAACTGTTCCTTATTATTGTAGTCTGACCTATGTTTTTATTTTTAATATAGGTGATGTTTCAGGTAATATAACAGAAGTGAGTGCAAATTCTTTTACTGGTGGTATTGTTAGCAGAGCATTGTTTAGGGATGAATTTGGGGATCCTACGTCTGTAACTGTTTTAGCAGATGAACAACTTAGAATTACTTATGAAGGCAGAGTGACTATTCCGGATGAAGATACTGTCGCTTCAGTAGATGGGTATACTCTTACTATAAGGCCTTCTGGGGCAGATAATACAACTGCTTGGGGTTTTGGGAATTCGGTATTTATCAATGCTAATCGTGCAAATGTTTATAGTGGATCAATAGGTGATATCGATTCAACTCCTAGTGGAGGATCCAATACACAGGCTAGTGCGGTGAATGCAGAGCCATATGTTTCTAATTCTTTTCAAAGAGAAATCACTTACACTTGGGATACAACTCGTGCTAACTTCGATATAGCATCTGCTTTGTTCAGGGTTGGAATGCAATGGCAAGTAGGTATTGATCCAGTAATTCCTAAAACATCTAGTGATCTCTTAAATATTACTATTGTAGTAAGTTTCGGAAGACCTTAATGTCCTTGCCTAATAACTCTTTATCTATTCTCAAGAAACCTGAACCTTTTGTAGAAGGTGCACAGTTCCCCATTCTTTTAGATAAAGATATTGAGAGGGGTGGGATAGCTATCCAAGATTCTTCTAAAGGCTTAGATGTTAAATTTTGGTATGCTGAAATTATAAACAATAGTGATATTATTATCTATGCTGATGATGTAGAACCTATTACGTTTTACTCAGGTAATAATATTACAGAAGTTAGTTTAGCTTTTGATCAAGTAATGAGACCTACCGTTGCTTTTGTAGAAGAAGGGGTGGCTAAACTAAGGTGGTATGATTCTCAAGCTGGAGAAACAGTTACAACAGAATATTCTTCTGATTATGTTTCCCCTAAAGTAACTCTTGATCTTAATAAACAATCTCAAGTAGGTGAAAGCGATATCATCTTTGCATATGTAAGAGATAATAAACTTTACTATAGAGACCAAGGCGATCGTTATACTGTAGAGTATCTCCTCTCTGAAAGACCTTTACGAAGACTTCAAAAGATAGGTTTTACGGCAGGGTCTAGAATGCAGTTCATGGGTATTTAAAATGGATAGAACTTACTACGACGCAATGAATCGTCCTCGTACGGAATCACTCTTCCTCGAGACATTCAAGAACCAGCTTAAGGGCGACTACGAACCTGTGTATACTATGCGTCCGTATGATCATAAAGGCTGCCGTTCAGCCTGTCAGATCTACATGAATGCTGACTCAGAGTATGATGCAGCCATGCAGATCGTTAATGACATGCGTCATTGGCGTAAGCTGTGTGGTCTTCGCTGGTTCATGAAAGGCTCAGATGACGGTTCATTTGATGGACTTGAGCAGTGGCGTAAGGATAAAGCTGACAAGGATGCTACTGAGGCTATTCGCCATCTCAAAGATAAAGCTTCAGAAGGCAACGTCACTGCTCAGAAAACCTTGCTTGACTATTACACAGGTAAGTCAGGGGCTGGTCGTCCTAAAAAAGAGAAAGAGAGTACAGTACAGCAAGAGCGTGAAGCTAAGATTCTAGATATTCATAAGCAGATTAAAGCAAAGCAGAAGCAGGACTAAATGGTTAGCAAGCAGCTAGAGGAAGCCAGAGAGTTTTACGAAAACGATCTCTACGAATTCGCCAAGTATCTTAATCCTAATTATGTATACGGCGAGATTCATGAGACCGTGTTTCGCTGGTTACAAGAGGAAGGCACTAGTAGTAAGCAGCTTCTTCTACTTCCACGCGGCCATCTCAAATCACATTGTATTGCAGTTTGGACTGTGTGGACTATCACACGGCAACCTTGGTGCTCGATCATCTATGTATCGGCAGGGGAAGAACTGGCTAAAGCCCAGGTGTATGTTATTAAGAACATGCTGACTTCCGATCAATACAGATTACTGTGGCCGGAGATGGTACGTGAAGAAGATTCTAAAAGGGATAAGTGGTCAGCTTGGGCAATCAATGTCGACCATCCTGAACGAAAGAAACGGGGCACTCGAGACTACACTCTTTTTGTTAGGACTGTCAAGTCTAATGCTACTGGCCTCCATTGTTCTCATCTTGTGTTCGATGATGTGGTTGTCCCGGCTAATGCTTATAGTCCTGCTGGACGTACCGAAGTACGCCAGGCAGTTTCTCAGTTTTCTTCAGTCCTTAATCCAGGCGGGGTCATCAAGGCTGTAGGTACTAGGTATCACCCTAAAGATATCTATGGTCAGTTTGAAGTAGCTAAGAAGCGGGTACATGATAACATTACTGGTGAGTTCATTACTGAACAGCTGGTATGGGAAGTGATGGAGCGAAAGGTCGAGTCCAACGGGGACATGACTGGTAGATTCCTATGGCCACGTACTAAATGTCCTAAGAACCACGAGTGGTATGGCTTCGATCTGAATACACTTGCAGAGATCCGTGCACAATACGAATCAGTAGGTGAGCTGGTACAGTTCTACGCTCAGTACTACAATGATCCTAACGACCCTGAGTCTAACAGGCTTCAGTACAGTGACTTCGTCTACTACGATAAAGCTCACCTCAGTAACTCTGGGGGTAACTGGTTTATCTCAGGTAGAGCTCTTAACATCTATGCAGGCATGGATATCGCATGGACTGAAGGCGAGACATCTGACTACACTGCAATCGTAGTGATAGGTGTAGATGAGGAAGGCTTCATCTATGTCTTAGACATGGTTAAGTTCAGGACTCACGACTACGAAGTCTTCTACGACCACATCACCAGGCTCCACGACTACTGGGGCTTTAAGCGTATGAGGGTGGAGACTAACTCAGGTGGTCGATTAGTAGCTAATCAGATCGAAACGTATATCAGACGGGAAGGCCGTCATCTTATTATCGATCCCAGCTACGCTTCTTCTAACTCAGGTAAGAAGTTCGAGCGTCATGCATCCGTACTGGAGTGGCGCTACAAGAAGAAGCATATTAAACATTTCAAGGGTGGGTTAACGCCAGACCTCGAAGACGAGGTTGTAATGGCAAGGCCCGCTCATGATGACTTAGAGGATGCCCTCTGCTCCGCAGTTGAAATTGCTCGGCCACCGAGTGCACGTGGCGGCAGAATAGGTGTTAAACGAGACAACGTCGTAATCGCTAGCAATCGATTCGGCGGTAGGAGAATGATTAGATGAGTGCTGGAGCTAGCCTAGACATTGGCAACATTATGGAGTCAGAGCATCAAACAGCTTGTGAGATCGCTCGGCTCTGGCTAGAATGGAATTCATCTCGTTCAATCTGGAAGCAGAGGGTTAACGAGACTCGGCAATATGTGTTTGCCACCAGTACCAAGGAAACTACCAACGTACAGAACCCTTGGTCGCATAGTACTAACATCCCGAAGATCGCACAGATCTATGACAACCTGAAGGCTAACTATCTGCAAGGCTTGTTTCCTAATCCTAACTGGCTTACCTTTGAGGGTGAAGACGAGGAAGGGGTAACCAAAGCTAAGCGGGATATAGTAGAGTCTTATCTCAAGACTAAGCACCGTCTTTCAGATTTCCGGAATGTAGTAGGTAAGCTTCTTGATGACTGGGTACTGACGGGTAACGCCTTTGCGCAGGTAACCTATGAAGTAGAGAAACATATTGATCCTGACACAGGTATCGATGAGACAGGTTTCGTAGGTCCTCGTGTCTATCGAGTATCTCCTTTCGATATCGTATTCAATCCTCTAGCCACTACCTTTGAAGATTCTCCTAAGATCATCCGGTCTATCAAAACCCTCGGTGAACTTAAACGGGAAATCGAAGAGAACCCTGAACTTCAATATGAGCAGGAGATCTTCGATAAAGTTATAGGCTTGCGGGAGAACCTTACCCACTTCGAAGCTGAAGATATTGAAAAGTATTTCCAGCTGCAGATGGATGGG